TTGTCGATGTAGATGGCGTTAGTTTTAGTATAGCAACTCTTACTAGCGGACAACAAAGAAGCATGATGAAAGATGTTATGACCTTATCTGATGATGAAAGGGTGCCGAGTATGCGGGAGGCTGTTTTGAGCAGGGCCATTGTTTCTGTCAATGGAGAGCCGCTAGAGGACTTGTATGTGGGAGATGGCCTGGATAGCCTAACACCTCTTGAGAAGAGGGGTAGGCTTATTTCTGATATGCAGTTTACTGTAGTAGAGAGGCTGTTTATTGAATATAACCAGATGGTGATTCCAGAAGAAGAAAAGAGTGACGAAAATTTAAAAAAATAGCATCGGAACCTTTTAGTTGGCTTCGTTGGCAGCTGTGTAAAACCTGGAATTGCGCAGTTGATGATAAGAGGTTCCTCGATATAGACCCACTCCAATGGCGGTGGTACGCCTCTATGTTATCTATGGAAAGAGAGAAGGACCTGGAACAGATGGTCAATATTGCGGATTATCTAGCGTCCTTCTGGAACGCGGAAGCTGTAATGAAGATCAAGGAGATTAGGGAACAGCAAGAAAGCGAGAGGTTTATGACCGATGAGCAGTTTGAGGATATGATTGAAAGCAGAGGATTCGAAGATAGCGACTTGGTCAAATCAATTATCGAATCTAATAAGGATTTACATGCTAATTATAAAGCACAAAGTATGGGCAATGATATAACCGGTAATCGATATAAAAGAATGCCGAGTGACTTATCAGATTTATCAGGCTATATAAAAGATAAGGACTAGGTAAGTGGGCAGGCAAGAAGACATACGAAGACTGGTTGACGGAGGAACGTTTACACAAGCCCAGGCCGAGGAGGCCGCAAACATCCTTAAGCCAGTTGGCGGAACTCTTGATAGTGTAGACAGAGCAGCGAAAAGAGGTACCGAAGCACTAGGCTCTTATAACCAAGCCTTATCTTCATCTAAAGGTGCTTTTGATAATTTAAATGAGTCGGCAATCAAATCAACACAGGGGTTTGGCCAGCTTGCAAAAGCGATGGGGTCACTAGGTGGAAACATCCCTGGTGTCGGTAAATTATTTGAAGGCCTGGGGGAAACGTTTAACAAAGCCCTTGGACTGGGCGCAGGGGTATTTGGCCAAATAACAGACTTTGTAAGTGGCACGCTAGAGTCTGTAGATTCTATTACATCCTTTCACAGAGATCTAGACGAAGCAAATTTCGATCTTGCAAAATCTTTTGGAAAAACATTTGAAGACGCCCAATATTATACAGATAGATTTGTTAATAACATGGCCTCTTATTCAACTCTTGAGTTTGGATTTTTAAGCAAAGAAGAGTTGGCGGCATCAGCAAAGCAGTTTCAGCATATAGATGTCTCTATTGAGGATGCGATGTCAACGGTTAGGATCGGCACAAAGGATATGGACCTATATGCTGCAGCCGTATTGCAGGCTGGTGCTATGAATATGGAGCTTGGTCAATATACCAGAGCCCTTGAGACTGCTATGGCAAAACAGGGTCTTACGGGGCAGCAGGCCATAGAACAGCTTGCGACATTTTCAGATATTGCTTCAAAAACTGGACTAAACGTAGATACAGTGACTTCAACACTTAATAACGCTGCTTCTAAGTTTACGAAACTTGGAATGTCTGCGGACTTTGGAAGGCCACTCTTGGAAGGTCTTACCAACACAATGAAAGACCTTGGGTTGGGAATTGAAAACGCAACAGGCCTTACTTCGGATTTATCCGGAGCCCTCGGAAAACTCACTACAGATTATGCAACAGCTTTCGTGGTACAGCAGAGAAGCGGATTGGATTTTGGAGGAGGCGGCGGTTTGCTTGGTGCTAGCATAGGGCTTCAGGCTCAAATGCTCGAAGCTGAGCAAACTGGAGATCAGGCGGGCATGTCAAAAATGCTTACTGGGGCTATGGCGGACACCTTACGGTCATTTACTGGGGGCGATATTGTTACCGCAAGTCAAGCTGCTGATGATCCTTCCAAGCAGATGGCTTTTTATTCTCAGCAGCAATTACTAGGCAGTCAATTCGGAGTCTCGGATCCTCAAAGCCAAACAAGAATACTGGACTATTTGGATCGACTGGAGACTGCTAGGTCGACGGGAGATGAGGATGCTGCCACGCTGCTCGAAAGACAAATCGACGAAGAGATTGAGGGTAGGGATAAGACTCTTGGCGAAATGGAAAAACTAAATAGGCAGATAAACGCTATGCTGATGCACTCCAGACTTCAGACTAGGGGTATTACTACGATGGCGATGGGTATGGGGGAGGCCGGAAGAACTGGCGTAACGACCCTATATGGAAAGGGTCTTCAGGCCTTAACAAAGGAGCTTACCGAAATGGACGATGAGGCAAATATCTTTATTCAGAGTGGTGATGCGTCTAAAGCACAAAGTGTTCTTGCTGACCCGGTAAAAAACATTGGAGATCTTCTCAAGGGGACTTTGATTGGCGGAGACCCCCTCGCAAATATTGGCGCATTTAATAGAGAAGGTGACAGGAAAATGGCACCCGGTGCAACTAGCTCATTGGATGTTCAACTCAATGGCGGCAAGCCAATAGTAATAGTATTACAAGATATAGATGGAAAGGTAAGGGGGACTCATGAGATTGACTCTGAGCTTGAGTTCAAGGCAAGAAAAAGGTAAACATAATGTCAAATACTATTTATGAAAGAAAAATAATGAAGTTCTTTCTTCCTGTTGATATAAGCTCAATAGGTAGCGAGGGTGTTGCGAGCAGAGAGATAGTTCCTCTGTATATAAACCCTCAGAGTATTCAAATTACAGAGGGAAAGCTGATATCTGATACTATGACAAAGGGCGGGTATATAGTTCAATACTGGGGAGAAAGGCTTATAAATATAAATGTATCCGGAACTACTGGTTCCGGAGGAATTGAGGCTGTAAATATATTAAGAGATGTATATAGACATGAGCAGATAATATTTAAAGATCTTATGATAAAAAAAGCAAAAGATTTCCAGGAACAGTCTATAGATACACTAACAGATGTTTCTTCATCGAATGCATCATCCGGTCTCCAATTATTTGGAGATGCTCTTACTGGAGGCGCTATATCAAACCTGATGGATGGAGTTAGTAACACTATTGATTATATAACTGATGCAGCGTCAGGTCCCTCTAGACAAACCGCAGCCGAAACATTTCAGATGCCACCAACACTAGCTTCCTTTGCTACATCTATAGACTTATATCATCATGGCGAAACATATAGAGGTTACTTTATTTCATTTGCATTAACAGAGTCTGCAAATTCTCCTGGTATTTTCGAATATAGCTTTCAATTTACTGCAACAAGAAAGAGTGGACTTAGAACAAACTTTATGCCATGGCATAGAAACCCAAGAGGTGTGGATGGCAGGCCTCAGAAGTCTCTTGGTCCCATGGCCGAAGATATGACAGATTTAGATAATTATACATTTCCAGTTAGCGAAGAGTATAAGAGGGCATATAGAACTGCGAGCGGGCTAATATCTCAAAAGCCTACATCTAGTTTTAATTCCAATGAAGGCTTAACAGGAGACTCCGGAGAGGATACAAATGAGCAGTCTCTGGATGTTTACGCGAGTCTTTCGGATAATTCTTAATTCTTTTAAAGACAAGTTAATATAAGTCACAGTAGGTATAATAATTATGCTATGTCATTCAACAAAAAGTTAGAGAAAAAATACTCAAGTCTTATAGACAAGATGGGCAATGTACAGGCCGGAGATTACTCTGTTTTCGTTGGCCAAAGACCAAGTGAATCTTATCTTACAGAGAGCGGGTATTCTGTTTTTTTAGAGCAGAATAAAGCAAAGTCCATAACTCCGAAGACTAGAAACATAGTTTCTATGTCCCCCGATGCCACAATCTTGATCAAGAAAAAGGCGTTCTCCACCCTTGGTGGATATAATGATTTACGCTTTATGGACAAAACAGAGAAAATGTTACTTAGGGCAACAAAGGCTTTGTTTGCATACAAAGTTGCCCAAATAAGGGCTTATGAGAGCTTGACCAAGTTTGAAAATCATTTTGATAAATATAAAGAAATTCACATGGGCCTATTGGCAGAAGCTTTAGACCAAACGAAATATATGGTATCCGGAGCACAGGGAACCCTTACGGACAGGGAGGCGTCCGAGCTTAATAGGCTTAGGTTTACCATTTATTATGATTGGCAGGGCAAGATAAGCCTAGGAGAAGGGCTTACTATGGATGAACAGAGTCAGTACGAAGAGGACAAGGCTAGGTTTGATGAATTATCGAAAAAAGCAAATGACGCTAGCAATATATCTGACTTTAGCAGTCTCGGCTCTACCTTTAATAGCCTAAAAAATATTGCTACTTCAACATTAGAAGACCTTGATTATGAGGCATATAGAGATGATGTTTTAGATATAATAAAAAGAAATGCTTTTTCTATAGACAGCAGGCTCACAACTTGGATAATAGACCCAGACAGTCTAGATAACTATGGAGTTGGACCAGGAACTGGAGTCATAGAGGTGTCTACATTTGCAAGCTTTTCAACCTCTTGCTCAATCGGCGCGGGCTCTATTGGTAGTGCAAGTATTCAGATTGAAGATCCATATAGGGTTATGACGATAAATGATGATGATATAGAAATTGCAATAGAGGAGGCTTTGCAGGGAACTGTGGGGCTTTTTAATGACTTATTTAACGGAGGGTCTGGAACCCCTTCATTAGATACTTCGTCTATGCTATCTGCAGCGTTAGAGCAGGGCGGGCTCGGCGGAATGGATGATTCTTTGGATATGGACAGAGTTAGGGATAGGCTTAGGACGTTTTATCTGGGCAAACCGTTTATAAACCCTGCAGATGGTGTTCATTTTTATATAAGAGGAAACAAGACTAAGCAAGACGACTCCAATCAGTTTGGCTCTGTTTGGAGCTCAAGAACCGGAGGGGAGTCGTCATTTGATGATTCATATCTTGCGATAGATGACAGTATACTAGAAGCAGAGAGAAGGCTTTATACCTCTGGAAGAATAGATTTTGAAAGTTATAAGAAGATAAGAACTTATTCTGATAATTCATTTGGGATGATTCATGTATTTGGAGGTTACGTTACAGATACTTCGGAATCATTCAATGCGGGTAAGTGGTCGCTATCGATTAATTGCTCGGACAATATGGGCTGGCTTGATTGGTCTAAGTATGTTGAAAATCCAGCTCTTCAAGACGCAAAGGGTATCCTGGAGGATCCGCTTACCCCATACAAACTAAAAGTTGATGACTCAGGAAGGGTTATGGCAGAGGAGGGCCCAGAGCTTCTGAGTGAAAACAAGACCCTTCTTCAGTCTGGATTACTTTCTTATGGCTCAGGATTATTGGCAGGAAAGACAGCCTCTGAGGGGAATCTAATACAGGGACAGTTTTCTGGCTCCGGATCCTTGTATGGCGCAGGAATACTTCAGCACCCGAACGGGTTTGTGTATAGATGGAAGGATGGTATTATAACTGCAACAACCGAAGTTACAGTGATTGATGAGAGATCAACTAGCGTTTCAAATACAAAAACTTTTAATCAGGGCTATGCTCTTGCAGCAACTGACACGCCACTTAGTAATTTGGACGTAGCAAACATACTGAGCCTGTTGATTGTTGGTGAGCCGTACAATGTACAAACCTACATGGAGCAAACTTTAGAGGCTATGACACGAAGTGCGACATCCGGACTAACGCTAAACCCAGCAGATCCTTTGACTGCGATTATAGAGACAACAAGAAGACAGAATTCTTTTTATGGAAACTTTAAGCCATATAGGAGAATTACGATGAGTAATGATGTTGCGAGTAAAATATCAGCGGACTCTATTATGAAGAGCCAGGTTAATAGCGCAATATCCGGACTTCAATCTCGCAGGGCGGAGCTTAGAGCTCAGAGGTCAAAAATAATAACCGTAGATGAGTCAGATGTATCTCCAAATGAACAGGCCATTGCAAGCAATATTCTTGCCAACGCTTTGGATGTTGAAATAGATTCAATAGGAAAGGGCATAGAGCAGCAGTTATCTTTAATAAATGAACAAGGGATCTTGAGCTCTGCGGAAGGAATACACATAAGTTTCAACCTAGATGGTTCTCCAAAAATTGTAAATTTATCTGAAGACATGAATGAGGATCCGTCTTTTACAAAGGCCGTATCCTTGGTTGGAGCACAAAGAAGAATAGAAGATGTTAGATTGAATCGAGATAAAAATCTTTTTATAGTTTCTGATCAATACGATAGCAGCACGGACATTAGGCCGTTTTTGTTAAAGCTTAGAGACTCTAGCTGGAACTTGTTTGATTCGTCATACACAAGTGTTTTGGAGAGGTGCAAGGCTGCTTGTAGTTATATAAATTTTGAATTTTTTTGTAATTCACAGGGTCATATTGAGTTTAGGCCTCCACAATGGAATAAAACACCATTAACTGTATTGGAAGGGTTATTTAAATTAAATGAAGAAAGGAAGGTAATACCAGACTTTCTGTCGAATGTTTTCAACACTAGGTCTGATTCTCTGAGGTTGGAAATACATTCTTTAAATATTAATATAGTTATAATATCATTATTAATGAATAAATATCCAGATAAGACTCTAATACCGGGAGTTACCGGGGCTGCAAGGCCTGTTAATTCTGGAAAGAAGGCTCTAGAATTTTTTGGAGTTAGGATAAATGATGGAGCCGTAACCCTTGGCGGCCCAACATCTGGCATATCACAAGCGTTATTCGGAGAGGGTGAAAAGGCAAACTTCACTGTTGGTGGCGAAGGCGATCAGAGTAGCGGAAGTGGTATGTCGTTAAATGTATCATGGAGTGATGACGGAGATGTTTTATATGGTGATACGGAGACGGTTCTTGGAGATTTTGATCCGGTATTCCAAGAGACAACGCTTGGTGGAGCTGGGATAGGAGTTCATGACGGCGTTTTGAGAGCAGTAAGCCTCGGGTCTCATCCCGTTAATAACGATGAGATTGTGAGTGCGTCATCGCTAACTTCGCTCAGAAATACATTTAGGAAAAATTATGGCATGGATCCCGCAGCCGGATTAGGGGTGGGAGAGCAGGGTTTTCAGGATGAGGATTTTGTTAAGAATTTAGATAGTGATTCTCAAAAACTTACAAAAATAAATTCATTATTTCAAAAATTAGCCATTACGATTTCAAAAAGAGATAGCCTTGTTACAATTTTAAAAAGGAATCGGGAAAAATTAGATGAGATTGAAGCCATAGAGTCGATAGTTAGTGGTGAATTTACAGACGCAACATCTAGCAGCAGAGAGCCTGAGCTAAGCGTGGAGTTTTTAGGAATAGACTTAAATGAATCTTTGGATAAGATAAAGAAGGTCAAGTCATTATTAAATGGAGATATAGACAGTGATTCGTCATCTTCGTTAGACTATCTGATTGAAAATGATGAGAGGAATTTTTTAGGTGCAGGCTCTGGAAGAAGATTCGTAATTAATGATGATGAAATAATTTCTGTTACATTTACAGAATCTCCGCCCAACGCCACAAGAATTGATGTTTTCGGTTCTGCGCCTCTTGGGCTTGAGGACAGCCTAAATAAGGGTATGGATGGTATGTATTTTTGGGCAGGAGCAACAGACTTTGATTTATGGAGGCAGTATGGGTATAAGCCAGAGACAATAAGATTGCCATTCTCTAACGATGCAGAGCTTCAGTCTAGACCATATGCAATACTGCAATTGCAATTAGAAAGAACAAAGATAAACAAAGCCAATGTGACAGTTGCCGGAAATGAGTTTTATCAGCCCGGAGACGTTGTCTTTATACCAGAAAAAGGGCTTCTGTATTATATAGAGAGTGTTCAACAGCAGTTTACATATGGCTCTAGCTTTCAGACATCATTGTCTCTGAATTATGGGCACCCTCCGGGACAATACTTGCCTAGCCCTCTAGATGTAATAGGTGGACAGCTGACAACCAACCCCCTAGGAGGAAGGATTCTCACGTATAGAGGTCAGAAAGAGGATGATCTATACAGGGTTTTATCTCCAGATTGCGCAATAGTGTTTCCTCCAAATTATAATGGAGACATAGCAACACTTTTATCATATAGAAATAACCAAGAAAGATTTTTTAATATAATGTTAGATTTGTCCGCATCAGTAATGGGCTCAAGGAAAATACTGATAAGAGGCTTTGCAAAAACTAGTGGAGATGAATCCAAGGTTAGGGATAATTTATCTGTAATAAAACAATTGCTTCAAGACCCGGTTCAGATAACTCAGACTAGCCCGGTGGGAGACCTGGCAGACGTATTTGGAGGTATGCTAAACGGCATTGGAGTTGGAGTGGGGACATCTAAGGGCACCTCGTCCATGATGCTTCCGAACGGACTTCAGGCCACACCGATAGACCCGTCAAATATAATAGAGCAGATAACACTTCTTACCGGAAGAAGCGACGAGTTTGGAGAGGCAAAAATACTTTGTATGGATAGGCTGCTGTATGGTTCCCACACTTTGGATGGGGATAGCTCCGAGATGATACAGTTTGGAGGAGATTCGGATGAGCAATATACTGAGCAAGATTATGTTGCAATTTTTCCAAAAGATGGCCCAAGGCAGTCTACATGGTTAGATATTAGAGATAATCTAACGCAAATGTCTAACATAATTGAAATTGGAATTTTAAACATTCCGTCTACAAGTCAGTCATCTCAGAGTGGTAATAGCACGTCTACGAGTGGAAGCATAATCAAATAGGTATATTTAGAAATGTCAAGAATAAATAGAATGGGCAAAGTAGGGACGATACTTAAAGTTATCGACTCTGATGATAGAGGGCCTATAAAATACTCTATATCTGTAGATGGAACCTCCTATTCCAACCTCGAAGCCGTGAGCCTTGACCATGGCACCAATTCTGTATATGATGAAGGTGACCGAGTGGCATGCAGTCTGGTAGATCCAGGCTCTGGGTTTGGATATATTATTGTCGGCCTTTTGCCAAATGTAAATCAGGGAAAGAAGGGTACTGACGCTAAGGCGGGAACCGTCCCCTTTTCAAGAAAGCTAAAAAGAGGTAGCAAGAGGGTTGGAGATTCGGAATCCTACTTTTGTGCAGATAAATCCGGAGGGCTTAAAATTTCCAGCGGTATATTTGGTTCTACCTTATCTAGAGATAAGAGATCTGGGGTTTATTACTATGATGTATACGAAGGAATGTCTGAAAATACCTCTGCTTCAAAAACATACTCTAGGCCAGTCAGAAGAAGCCATGTGTCTACCGAGAGAGAATCTGTAGCGGAAGGTGCAGATACTAAATTTCATATAGCGTCAAAAAGAGTTGGGTTGTTTGAAGAGCAATCGAGGCCGACAAAGGTAGGTGGCATATTAGGAACCAAAAGAAACATTGAGCTTTCGGAAGTTAGATTCGTATCTCATGAGTTTTCCCAATCATATCATTTTTCTGGATTTGAAGATGAAATAGGCAAAATAAACGGAGAGCTTAACCTAAAACAAAGAAGCTTCTCCCCTCCATATCCCGGAATTTTGGGTGGGAAAAATAGAATAAAGGCTGCGGACAACCTGCTTCTTTTGGCTGAAAATGAATTAACTGAAACTATATATGGTAATGTTGTTGATCTAAACAAGAATAAATTAGATATAAATTACAACCCCATACACCTTGGCTCTCCGCCAACCGATAGTGACGCTATGACTGAAGCAAAGCTGTTGTCTAGAAGGGGTCTTGGCGTTCACTTTCAGTTATCTACGAACTCTACACATTCTGAAACTAAAGAATATACTAGTGACAAAGGCTTTGTATTTTGCATGGACAAAGAGGGTGCGTTCAGAATGCACGTTCCAAAAACAAGTGATACTGGAAATATATTATATCCAATTAGTGCCGATTTTTCAATGCATAAAAATGCGGTTGAAATGGAAACGCTGCCGCTACTAGAGTCTTCTGAAGAGGGGGTCCCGGTAACTCTCAGAGACCAGGATGGGAAAATTGTATTTCCTTCGGCAGATGAAAATACCGGAGAGGTTGTAAGTGATACACCTGGTTTGCGGCGAACTGGGATTTCTTATTCGAATAATAGTGGGTATTTCAATGCCGGACTGGGAGAGAACGTGGTAAGTGTAAATCACACAAGACACCACAATATGTATGCTGCGGCAGAAGCCTTGATAGCCAATACCATACATCATATTCTAATCCCAACTCAATATACTACTAATTACTGGATTGGGCCGGGAGGGCTTACTACTAGCGATCCTGGAGATAACCCATTATTTTTAAAGCTAAGCCTTGCAACTGATACCTCTAATTTAAACGTTTTTGAGGTTCCCTTTCCGGAGGGAACTGAGAGGACTGAGAATTTTAAAACGGAAGAGATTAGCCAGTTTCCACAATATGGGGGAACAGTCGCTGTTGAGCCTGAATCTCCGGCTATGTATAATGGGGGAAAGCTCATTGTGGCCGGAAGCAAGACAAATTCACCTCGCTATACTAACGGCTTTTCGGTTTCTGATGGAAATGTGGTTCCAGATGAAGGGGGGCAGAAGACTGGCGGCAAGAGTGCTAATATAAACTTTGAAGGCTCTATCGACGTATCGGTTGGCGCAGATAATCAAGATATGAAAAGTATTGTTCTGGATGCCGCTGGCGCAATGATAGCCTGGCTGGGAAAAGATGCTAACGGAAGAAGCATGATAATGCAGACAGATGGAGATATGCTGATAAACGTTGGCGGTGGCTACTCGGGTTCAGATCCCGAAACTTCAGCCTCAAGGGGGTTTAATGAAGGAAGGTTTGACTTGAGGGTTAATGTTACAGATAAGGGGTTTACAACGACAACTTTCGATCCAGTTACTGATGCAGACGGAAACGTTGTTCCTATAGACGTTGAAGGTGGAGATGGAAACCCTCTATACGCCTCTGACTATATTATATCTATCGGAAAGCATGGAATGGTTATCGCCGGAATGAACCCTACTGCTAATATGATTATAAGGAATGATGGTAATTTGCTAATTGAGAGTGCATCTGGAGACCTAACTTTAAAAGGAAATATGGTTAGAATTGTAGAAGGCGCCAAGAAGCCGAGGGGTGCTGGAGAAAGCAAGACTTCTGGAAACGCTTCGGTGTCAACCTAGGTTATGAAAAATATAAAGTTACAGTATGAGGTTAATCTAAAATGATTTTAGTAGGCGCAGTGCCAATGAAGATTTCGGAAGACGCGGCTAGCTCAATTAGAGTTAGCTGCTTCGAGGCAGTTACTACTCAAGATATAACTGCATCTCCAGATTCTGGAATCCTATTCCCAAAGGCTGCTGTTAGCGCCGGAAAGCTTCCCCTGGTTGGCGGCGCTATTGTTAAAATTGGAACAGGTGGTCAAAATATACAAATTGTAAGATACGGAGGAACGGACGGTAGCATAGACGATGATAAGTGGGCGCCGCAAATAGATGAAGTAAAAGCAGAGTTTTCATCTATTGAGGGGGTTGTAAATGAGGTCGGAGATAGCGCAAACTTATCAAATTTGGTTTCTGTAAGAAATAAAATAAATAAGTCACTATTTAATATATCAAAAAAAGGACTTACAAATTCAAACGTTAATGCAACTTTCCGCGAAATACCTAGGGTATATATTTCTACTTATTATGGAGATATAGATACTATAACTCCAGAAGATGGAACTCATCCTGGAATTAATCATGAAATAAACAGATTTGCAGAGTTAACATATATTCCACTAGATGTCTTTGGGAAGATATCTAGCATGCTAAAGGATAAGTTTAAAGACTTCTACGGAGTGACTGGAAAGACGTTCGGAGAAATAGGGGACTTCTTCGGAACAGATGGAGCCCTTGATTCTTCAAAGATAAATGATGAGATGATCAAAGGCTGTCTTCTTGAGTTCTTGCCAATATATAATATGTCAGAAGAGCAGATTATAAATGACAGCTTCAACCCAGATCTGGGTGGGTACTTTACGGTGTTTAGAGATAGCGCCGGAAACGATACCATATATATAAAGATGCCGGATCTAACCGGAAGAGACTCTTCTGGCTTTACTTCTGATATATTCTCAGAGGACGAGCCCCCAATTCTTCTTATAGAGATGATAACTGACGATGGGGCTAGAAGAACCTCCATAGAGTACATGCCTCCCCCAGCATTGGAGCTTATAGAGGTTGGTTATGACCTGCCAACAGAATCTGATTCTCCTGATTTAAACATTGAGCTGTCTGGGCAGTTTTCAAACAACTCTGGCTCGAAGGTTTACCTATCTGTAATGGCAACTTCCTCTCTGGGCAGGATTGCTGGGTTTAGAAAGACACAGGATAGTATGGTAGAGATATTCTCAGCACCATTACTGACTAAGCCGATGGAATCTGGAATTTGGGAATCGGGCGGTGACGGAAAGGGGGTGTTTTCCGCAGACCATACAGAGGATATTGCTGGAAAAATAGGAGAGCTTTCCGCGTTACCGGATAATATATTTAACATATTTAAGCCACGTGATACATCGGATGTAACCGAAATTACAGCATGGAATACTTTGGCAATTGGTGATAAATATAATATAGAGGTTACAGACCTGGGCTTTCCGCTATCTGTCTCATCTCAGCTATCTGGAACAATAATGGATATGGCAGGGGAAATGGGAAGGCCGGATTTGTTAATTTCAAATAGGGATATTCAAGCCTCGTCCGGATTTGCAAGGAATAATGATAAGTTCTCAAATCCAAAAGTCTATGGGGCTAGAGAGTTGCTAGCCTCTGCAAGGCCAAGCCTTTTAGACGTGTCTGAGCCACAAGTCCCTGCAGAGCCATTCTGGATAGAGGGTGACATAACATATGAAGAGGATTCTGAAACTGCTATAGCGACATTTAGTAAAGATAAGTTTGCAGATATATATTACCCCGGAGATGATGTCGGGACTTCAGAGTATATGTTTTCGATGTATATTATTGACAACATTGGGCAAATGGTAAGAGTTCCTGGTCCAAATATAGCGCTAACGGTCAAGAGCCCGGATCTTGATTCAATGAGCCCAAATGGATATTATGGAGGGCCTGTTGTTTCTTCAGACGGACAGCCTCAGTTTAGGTTTAAGTCAAGCACAAATGACTTAGACGGTATCTTTTCCTTTAAATTTTATAACGAAGACATGACCGAGGTGCTTGAGGTTAGGGAAAATATCCCTGGTGTCTTGCAAGACCAGGGCTGGTTTGCCAAAACATCTGGAGCGGTTACTGCTCAGATAGACTTGCCATTAACAACATTAGGTCTTGAGTCGGGAGCATACTTTGTTAGGGCGGTTAATAAATATGGAGCAGAAAGCGCGGCCATAAGAGTATACATTGCAGAGCCAGGAACTGAGAAATCGGACCTGCCGCCTGAGCCGGGAAAGAGCTATCTTTCATTCTTCAAAGAGTCAAAGAATTTGAAATTAGCCGGAATAAGCAAGAAGAATGACGAAACCGGGGTTAATGAGGCATCTGGTATTCCCATTCCCATGGACGGACAGAGTAGTAAGCTGAAGCTAAAGTATAAGGGCGGAGTATTTAAGAAGAACTCAAAAGTGCATTGTTATTTGGCATTTACAGATGAAGATAGCGCAAAGCATTTTTCTGCGGAATCAGATATTGTGACCGTTGTTACAAAAACTGAAGATGGGCTAACATTATATATACCAAAAACACTGAAATATGTTTTAGACGAGGGTGCCGACTTTATAAGGCTTTCAAATAGGAAGGCCCAATTAATGCTACCTGGCACTAAATATGCAAAGTATAATTGGAATAGCGTAATAAGCGCAGAATCGGCCTATGTTTTTGTAGTCAATAAGGCAATAGACGAGATTGCAAGCCCAGGTTCTTCAGATACGTGGGCTACGTCTGAATCATACAAGGATAATGGCTCTTATGCTTATTTTAAAATAACCGAGAGGGCGGACTCTGATAAAAAAATGCCCCCCTTTGTAGGGCCTCCAATAATAACAAATATGGTTCTTGGTGACAAATCCGGTCCAAACAATGAAAGTGAGAGCAAAATAGTAAGAACATCTTCGTCTTCAGTGTCAAATACGCTGAGGGGCATGTTATCTAACTATGGGTTTGATCAGGCGGCTACTGGTCAAATTGTTGAAAGCACAAAACATTCTGCTATATCGAAGATACAGAGGGCCGTAATAGTCTTTAATGGTCATGATTTTAAAGCTAAGCATAAATTTAAATTCGGAACTCAAAAGATAAATAAAAAAAGAATTGGCAAAATCAGAGCGCTTTCTTCAGAACAGGAATCTGGCAAGCTGGTAGCTGGATTTAGAAATCTATCATCGTCTACAGATGGGTATATGTCAATAACTGTTGAGTCAAAATATAAAAAATTCAAAGTCACTATGACATCTGATAAGTTGTATATAGGACTTACGACCACAGATATTCCTAGCGATCTTTATACCATAGATCCCAAGACGGATTCCCTAATCCTATCATCTGCTTGGGTGAGTGAGATAGTTACTGGAGACTCCACGGATGAAAAAGCGGCGTTTGTAGGAGAGGCTCCGTTTACAATTGCTGATGGGGCAGCACTTGGACATGGCTCGCTTCTATTTGGGGAGGGAAATGGGTTGATGATAACTAGCGAATCTGCATCTGATGGGCCTATGGCTAACTCAGATTATGTACTACAGATTCCAGTTTCTATAACTCCAACTAACTTTGACTTTAAGATGATGATTGCAAAATCTTCAGATAGTGTAGAGGATTCCAGGGTTGGGTCTAAGTTATCATACTCAACCTTAATGAAGGGTGTAACAACTTCAGATATCTCCAGAATTGCTAGAGCTAAAGACCTGTTGGTGCCATCAACTGTTAAGTTGGATTCTGGAGTAGAGATACCAAGATCCGCATATTCTTTAGACAGTACAGAATCGGCAACAGCAAAATTATTTTTAAAAGCACAGGTATCAAACTATGCAGCAATAGAGTACAACATACCTGAAATAATCAAAGTCGTTAGAAAAAACAACAATGAGGTCTTTGAGGCTGGTGATTTTGAAAACCTAACGTTTGAAGCGAAAGAAAGGCTTATAGTGTATGTTAAGGGAGCGAGAAGATATGCTTCAATAACAATAAACGATATAAGATGTCGTGTCATATCCAGAAGGATGGAAAATGGTGTCCTTAAGGCGAAGATAGTGGTTCCAAAGGCTCTAGCATTTATCAATGTAGATGATTGTTTGACACTTGCTGCATCAAATTCAAATGCAGAGAGAAATAGAGTTAGGGCCCTCTTGGGTGACGGGTTCACACTAGATCTGGAGCAAATATTTGAAGATCTTATACTCGGGCCTCTTAAGGATAAGTTGGCAGATATAGAAGAACTTCTGAACAAACTGCTGGAGGGTCCACTGCAGTTTATAAATGTCTTGATGGATAAAGTCGCCGCCTTGAAAGAGATCATACAAAGCTTTTGTGACATATCCTTCCATTTGACAGCAGAGCTTCAAGCACACCTCAGAGGTTTTCAGGTTCTTCTAATCCCGATTCAGGTTATCTTCTGTATTATAGATGTTATATGTGCGCTATTAAATCCATTTAAGCTGGCAAAAGCAATAATAAGGCTTTTTCAGTGTTTATTTGATTTGATATTATTATTACCACAGCTATCCGTGCCGGTAATGTTCTTAAGACTACTCCTGCACTTACTGGACCTTCTTGAGTGTCTTATCCAAAAAATACTTGGAATTATAACTGCAATAAACGAGATTATAAAAGCAATTGATAGGGCCATAAAGTACAAAAACTGGCCGGCAATAAAAGCGCTAGAAGAGGTTTTGTCCGAGTATCTATTTTCAGTTGAAGCTGATCTCCAGGTTCTTGAGCCTATTATAACAATTTTGGCAATATTTCTTCAGCTGCTTCAAATGTTCTTTAGATTCCCATGCGAAATAACGCCTGGAACTGGAGATGCGGAATGCGGAGTCGATGGAACAATATTGGCCGGAATTTTAGGAGGAAAGCTGGCCCCAGGGGGAAGCATAACTCCTGATATCGCGCTTCCTGTTGCACAATCTATAAGCGTTGAGCCGTTAGCGTTTATAAAGGTTGATAATGAGCCATATCCGGATGCAGATAGTGGTGGTACGGACCTTATAGACGTTAAGGATAACTTGGGAACGACACTAATAAGGAAAGATTTCTCTGAAGACGATGTTGTTGAGGCAGATGACCTATACGAAAGAGAGGAGGGTGATCTTCTAAGCGATGTTGGACTATTTATAGATGCTTTGGACATGGTGAAGATTGGCTCCGGAGATGAAGAGGAAGATACCTTGAGAATCAACTCTGTATATAACGATCCAGGTTCTGATTCTGCCAAGCTAGGGAAGAAGAACCACGGAACCTTCGAGGTTTCGTATTCTAAGTCAAAGAAGGGTGGGTCATGGAAAAAGTCAAATCCTGCAGCTGTAACATTTAAGTTCAATCAAAAGGGAAGAACGAATATTGACTGGTGGTTTTTCAGAAAAGCTTTTGATCCGGATCAGACATTAGATTCTCCAATAACACTTCTTAATAAAAGTGGAGATGATATAAGCATTAGATCCTCGGGCAAGGGGAAGTTTGTTAGTCCTATAGATGGTCACGATGACTTCCTGGATTTCAATGGAGATACCGCATCCGTTAAGCCGCTAATACTTCCTATAGATTTTCCAATATATGAAGTAAACCCAGACACGGGAGAGTTGGATCTTATAGAAACCAGAACGGAGTACAAAACTTTTGATGGCATTCCTAGAATGGCTATAATGGATGATCAGTTTAATCTTTATTATATAAAAGAAGACGGCATTGTATTCGGAGAAGACCCTGATACTGAACAAAATAATGTCATTCTTGAGATAAAAGCTGTCATGCAAAATCATCCTGCTGCTCCAAAACATGCTACATCAAGAGAGAGCATCGTAATGGTTAACGAAGTTGGTCTTGAATACTTGTTTACACACAAAGAGAAGAGAGGTGGCTTCTGGACGGGTGCGACAGCCTCTGGGCTTGCAGCATTGTTTGACGGCGGCAGCTCTCCGGATGAGATAATCAGTGACTTATCTTCAGCACAATTCAAAGTATGCGATGACGGAAATTCTTATTTCAAGCCATTAGTCACTGCAGAAGGCTGGCCAGCAGATGAAGGTGGAATTCCAAAAAAACCAAATCTTAATAACAACGCTCATATCGCGCTTGTAACAGAGAAGGTTGTTGAGGACTTCATAAAGGTTGTTGATGGCGATGGGATTTCGGTCATTCCAGGAAAGGCCATTGATAATATTCCTCTATTAGATTTTCCAAAGCTATATTTTGTAGACGTAAGACAGGCGGAGGAAGAGATTCAGCAGATGTGCACAAATGCTACGATTAATCAGTCAGCTATACCTTCCGAAGAAGATACATCTGCTGTAACAAAACTGATTGAGGAAGCTAGGGACTGTGTAGAGAAGTATCCTATAACAATCAAGGCCGCTACTTCGAAGGTTAGGGCCTCCATTGCGGCCTATCCGGAAACCAAATTGCTTCCCGATCTAATACCTATAGGGGACATTGTTGCTGCAGGAGAGGAGCTTCAATTGTGCATAGAGGATATAGCGAACAAAACTTGTGTTTTTGTTGTTAATGAGCTATCAACATCATTTAAGGTTCTTGAGGATGAAGACATAACCCCTGTTGCTGGGTTCTCAACGATGATAACTCCGGCAGAAATAATAGCTGGGCCAGGAGTTGTTGGTGATGCGCCAGAAGAATATGGCCCAAGATATATTGGAGCAAGAGAGTACGCCTCTGGGGACGGTGACAGTGCGATCATAGAAATAGGAGAGTTTGCAACTATCGAATTAACACCAAGAGAGTGTTATGGGAATGTAGCGCCAGGTTTGAAATTCGAAGAAAAGGTTGAGATGGAAATATTATCAGACGGAACAGGCTCTGCTAGGTTCATAGATTATGAAGAAGATGATGGTGGAACGGTTGCAAGATATCTTGCCAAAGGGAATAGCGTTTACGCTAGAATAACTTCAGACGCAATTGGTGAGATAAAGATAAAGGCATCTGTTTGTGGAAAGACAATTCAGGCGTTAGCGTTCTCTGGATTTGAAGATATAGTGGAAGAACTCTCATCTGCAGAATCCGCAGTTGATTGCATAGAAGATGGTGTAGACGCAGATATAATGTCAGAGGTCGAGACACCGCTCGGAGGCTTGTCTAGGGTAGATAGGGTTCTGAGTGTGTTCTTTGTCGATACCGGAAAGGGAGATGAGATGCTCCTTTCGGACATGTCAAGCAAGGAGGATGATGATGCTCTCCTTGCCAAGTCTAATCCACAGACCTTTGGAACTAAGCTGGAGAATTAATTATGAGTAGCAACCTTGTTTCGAAGATAATAGAAGATATTTACATTATAATAGAAGACTCATTTGGCACAAACTTCGACAGAGAGCTGTTTGGAATGCTATTTGATCAAGCCGGAGACCCGTCTAAAATATTTAGCTCCATTCCTACGAGTATACAGAGGATTAGGTCCTCGTACCTTCCTGCGGATCTTTTCAGCTCTAATGTTGCGGCGCTTGGTGCAGCAGAGGCGCTTCTTGGAAATATGGGAGTAGCTTCTGAGATTTTTTCTGGAAATATATCAAATTCCCAGGCTCCAAAAGAGTCTAATGAAAATGCATTTATGAGAATGCTTGGCATGCCTATGTCGGACGCTGAAGAGTTGCAAAGTGGAGAGCTCTCGATATTGGATCATACAACTGGGGAGTTGGAGCAATCAGAGACGACAACTTTATATGCAGTGGAAACCAGGATATTGGACGAAAGAAGCAAGCCATTTGGCACAAGAGAGGTTGCAGTAAGCAGTAATTCCTTTTCGTTTTCTGGAGTAAAGGTTACGCCATTAACACAGGAAGAACTTGATGCAGCTTTGGATGATGAGGGGAGCGGTGTGCAATCCGCCGAAGAGCAGCTTGATAGCCTAGGGGGAGATGCGTCTGCGGCAATTGAGGCCGCAGCAGGGGGTGTAGCTCTATATACAGCAAGCCTTCTTGATATTGACCAGCCAAGTGGTTTTTTTAAATTTTCATACTTATTAATACCGCCAATACAGGATGCTAGAATCTCTAAATGCATTAACGAGCCAGGCAAAATAGTTGCAAAGCCATTTTCAACAACCATGGGCAGAACGGTCAATCAGCAAAGAACAAAACAGTCGTTTTTAGAATCTGTTATAAGAATTAGACTTGATAGGGCGACGGGAACTCAGTGGTCAAGTCCGGCCGAATCTTTGAAAGAAAACAAAACAATTGACTTTGGGCTTGGAGATGATGACGATGAAAATAAAGTAAGGTATAGTGATGTAGTAAACGAATGGGGAATAATTGAGAGTTTAATTATAACAAGATTAGACATAATGCTTCAAATTATGGCTGATGATATTTCAGAAAAAATTCATCACATTATGGAGAGTCAGGCCGAAGGCCTAATGCATATTGAGCGAGATAGGGAGCTTAACCCAGATACTCCATCTGAGAATAATACCCCGGGCGCAGATGATTCTTGCGCGGCAGCGGAGAATGATCGGAGTATCCTGCAGAGGCCGGAGCTGTCTCTTTTATTTCAGGCCAAAACAATTGAAGATGCTCTACTTTTATTTTTTGGAGGAGAGAACTCGGCCTCTTTGGACCTTCAGTCGGAAACCCAAAGAAATTCCGGACTAAGAGATGGGCATCTTATGTCTCCGCTTATGTCGATAATAAGGTCTATATCAACTGGAATAGACAATAGGATTGATGAAATAACAGAAGATCGCTGCGATGAAATACCCGCTACTCAAAGGGCGGTGAGTGATGCAAATACCACAATCGGGATGACTACTGGAGTTGGGCCTATAGATATCGCGGTATTTACTTTAGCATTATTTACTTTAGATGAGGAGGCCTTACTTGGTCTTTTAACCAATGAGCAATACGAAAATTTTATGAATATAGAGATGAGTTATATATCAGAAAATGATGGAAATGCTGAAAAGCAAGATATGAGGGAGTCTTTAAATGCACTTTCTGAGCAAATTAGAGACTCTTATTTTTTATTTTTAAATTATCTTTCACAAGAGCTATAGTGGGTAGTGGCACATATAGAACAGACAACTAGCTGTCTTGTTCTTTTCTATTATTTTATATGATAAACATGATGCTTGTTTAAGCAAATAGGATATAGAAATGTCTTTTGATTTAAGAATTAGAAATGGTGATTTGGGCATAGATGCTGATGGATCCATGAAGTTAGTTAATAATAATACAAAGTTAAGGCAAGATATTGTAAAAATACTCCTTACGGACCTTGGAGAGAATAAATTCCATAAGTTTTATGGAAGCAGAGTTGGGGCTCTTGAAATAGGTGGAGTTACAGACAGAAGCATTATAGACTCTGATTTAGAAGCTTCGGTCAGGAGAGCTCTTTCTAACTTAATATCTATGCAAAAAGTTCAATTAAAAAAGCAGTTTTTAACATCAGGTGAAAAGATATTGGAAGTTACTTCAGTTTCGGTAGAGAGAGATGGGGCCGATCCGAGAATGTATAATGTTTTTATATCTGTTTTAACTCAAAAATTAAGTACAATTAGTGAAGTAATAACTATAAGAATAGTTTAGGAGATATTATGGCTATATTCAGATCTTTTAGTGAAATAGTATCTTCTATGATTGAAAGATTAAGGCTAACACAGCCGAATTTAGATACAAAGCCCGGAACTGTCGCTAGAGATTTATTTATCGACATACAAGCAGACCAGATAGAGCGCCTGCACAAGGCCTTGTCGCTGATAAGTGAAAAACAATCATTTGGAACAGCATCTGGCAGGGACCTCGACAGGCTTGCCAGGAACTTTGGAATATCGAGAAATAGCGGAACTCCATCAACAGGGGTCGTCGTCTTTACCACGAATGATGTAATTTCAGATGTTCCAATTCCATCTGGAACAATAGTTACAGCAAGGAATGGGCTAGCATATAAAACTATAGGTAATTATGTTATTTCTTCCGTAGAAAAAAATCTTTATGCGGCAAACGCAACAAGGCTTAGGAGCGCTTTAAATACGGCAGGAATAAATGATTCTTTCTCCTTAGAGGTTCCGGTTGAAGCCACGAGGGCTGGGCAGTCTGGAAACGTAAGTTCTTTGCAAATAGTTAGCCACAGCCTTGGTTCCTCGCTAAAGGTTATAAACCTGTCCTCTCTTAGTGGGGGGGTAAATAGTGAGAGTGATTTATCATTTAGGGCTAGAATTTTAGCAGTGTTTAGTGGCTCTAATACGGGGACTGCCGCTGGTTATAGAAATGCAGCATTAGCCGTGAATGGAGTTTTAGATGTCCTAGTTGCAGAACCCGGAAGCACATTAATGCTCAGGGATGGCACAGAGACGATAGAGATAAATGACGGCTCATTCAGAATATTGAGTTCGGGAACTGGTGGAAAAGTAGATATGTATGTTCTTGGGACCAGGTTAAAAGAAAATATAGAGTCCTTCATATATACGGATCTTTCCGGCTCTGGGACTGCAGAAGATGATAGAAATGATGTCGTGCTCGGACTATCTGGAATACAAGATAGCTCTATATATAAAAACTTAACATCAGAAGAGAGGAGGGTATCTACTTTTAAAAGTGGAAACATACCAGCCCAACCAGTTAATTCTGTGGTATCTGTCGTAGGAACAGAGTCTGGAATATTCTCATCAAAGGTAACGAACTCTGACGGGTCTACTTCTGGAAATTATGAACTGCTGAAGGATGATAATCCGGAAACCGGAGGAAGTCCGTTCTGTTTTGATAAGCTACATTGGATATTAAGTAAAAAAAATGTAATTGCAGATTCCCTAACAAAGGGGTCTTTCAATTCCGCAGATTCTCTTGGATTTTCAGATATACAGGGAGTGGATGAGGTATATCAGGATCTTGTAATTAGTGGAGAAAATTCTAAAATCAACATATCAGACAGAGGGGTTGTGAACCTAAATCATGGGCCAGTTGTGACGGTCTCTAGGGTTACCAACAGAACAACTGGTGAGATTTATGTGGTTGAGTCCCAAAATATAGATAGCACGTCTGGCCTTAACGAAGATGCTCAGGTTGTAATATCTGGAAAGAACCTACCTACTTCTGCGGATATACTATCGGTAGACTACCTGTGGAGGAGATATTTTGATAAGTATATTGAGTATAATGGCGCAGAATCTAACTCAATATATAAGGATCCATACGTAACTGACTCAATAGATTGGGGTGTTTCATCTGGAATATCCGGAGAAGAGGCTCTGCTCGCGAGGACGGCTGATGATCTTGAGTATCAGATATCTGCTCAGCACCCTATATCGAGAATATCTTCTTTATATTCAAAGGTAGTTGAGGAGCTAGATACAGAGGTGGTGGAGGTAGAGGAGTCCACATTTGTAGCAATTATATTGAACTCAGAAATGAATGAAGTAAAGAATATAGTGTCCATAAGAACAGAGTCTGGGCTGGAGGCTTATAATACTAATAAGAGTGATGGGACATTTTCCTCTAGGACAATATACCTTCCAACTGACAGTCCGGTTGCCTCCGGGGAGAAAGTTTATGTTCATTATAATAAAAATGAATTATTTTTTATAGAACAAAGTGACGCTTCATTTTCTGAAAACTTAGTCACTCTTCCATCAGAAGATATACTTTCTGAAAATGGATTACTAGATCTAGTGGAAGAGATATCAGATTTAGATGATAATTTGCATATAGACTATATAGCGGATATTTCCAATGTTTTTCCTGAAACAGATTTTTCAGGATTTCCCATACGTGGAAATAACACCACAAACTCCCTTTTGAGCTCTGGGCTATCTCAAATAGACAACTCTTATCAGCCTTTATTGTACAACTTTAATGTTTCTGGGGCTGTTAGTGGAATCATGAGGTTTTGTCCATCTAAAATAAAATTAACCACAACAGGTGTGGTTAAGTCTGGAAAGGTTAAAGTTCTTGGAACAACTTTTACGAGAGCTGTTTTTGATGTTGATACTGCAATATCCGTAACTGGCTCGTCTTCAGGATACTCTGGAGACTTGACGTTTGATATAGGATCTGAGATTAAAGAGTTTTTCGGGTTAGGAGAGCTTCCGTCAAATATATCAATCGCAAGAGTGGATTCCGTAGCTAAGCTAGATGTATTTGGAAGCGAAGAAGGGCATCTTGATATACTGGGATACACTATTTCTAAAAACAACTTTGACACAAGGAGTTCTTTATCTGATCCGCTTTTGGATGCCGGATCTTTTGTAATAAAAGATACAACAAAAAACTCAGGTATTGATATAACCGGAGGAACAAAGCTAAGGGTATCTGTGTTAATATCCAATGAGAATGATTTTGAAGAAATATTTTTTAGAAGAAACGAGTCAATATTTACTGAAAAAATGTTCTCAAGGATAGATAGAGTTTCGATACCATCTGGATTCAGAAATTCTAGCGGTGTTTTAATCGGTTCTATATCTGCACTCATCTCCAATCAGCCATTATCTGGAAGCGCCTATAACGCTAGCTATAACTTCTCAGCTCCAAAAGAAGGCGAGCGGATTACTGTAAGGTATAATAATAATATTATTTTGCCAAACGTAACGGCATCACTTGAACAGGTTAGGTCCATAACTGCAGATGTATTGGCGAAAGAAGCGTCAGAGATTCTAATAGACGTTGACGGTCAAATATTAATTAACGAAGATTCTATCAATAATTCTGCTACTATTGTGGAGAACGTATCTAGTCAGATCACAAATTTACTAAACACATCCAGGCTTGGTTCCACTGTTGATTACTCAGATATAGTTTCCGCAGCAACCTCTGTTAATGGAGTTGATTCGATAAATATATCGAAATTTAATGTTAGCGGAGAGTCTGGTAAAAAGAGTTTTATAAAATCGTTAGACAATCAGACCATATCTGCAGGAACAATATTATTTGAATCTGTTACAAGAGAAAATTTTAGGCTAACATAGAGGAAGATATGATATTTAAGCCAATAGCGTTTTCAATACCATCAACTACGGAGTTAAAGGTAACTTTTAGTGAAAATGTATCATCTACTCTATCAAAAGATAATTTCAACGTAGAGTCTTTAAGCGGAAACTCCAAAGATTTGGAGGTAACTGGAATAGCTATATCAAATAGTGTTGTAGTTATAAAGACAAAGCCTCAGATATCTGGAAATTACTATTTATTAAAATTATTAGATACTGATGATAGCACGTTCAAAAGTGACAGATCGATAAGACTTCTAAATAGCGAGTCCATACGTCAATTATTTTTTGTAGGGGTAGACTCTATAAATCCGATAAGAGACAGAATTTACTCCCTAGTCCCAAAGATTTTTGATATAGAGAAAAACTCTATCGTGAAGAAGATATTATCTGCTCACGCAAATGAAATATTCAAAGCTCAAAACTCTATAGGCCAGGCATTGAGCGATAACTATATATCAGTAAATATTTTGGACGAAAGGAGAGTTAGAACGTCATCTCCAAGAGATAGGCTTTCAAACGAGGGCGCATATTTTATAGATAGGGTTTCGAGTAGTGAGACCGCCACCGCGTCTGTAAAGGAAGTTATATCATTTTCAATAAACTCTGGCTTCTCAAGGGAGCAGACCACCCCCTCTCATCCGGTATCCCTAAGGAGGGTTATTGTACAGGATGAAGAAATATCTGAATTCTCAGAAGATAACGGATTTAAAGGATATTTGATTAGTTTCAAAAATAAGAACATATTAAAGTTGCTGTCACTTAAGCTCGTTAGAGCTGAAGACTCTGAGGACTGTGATGGAGTTGCTGGAAACGTATATGATATAGAGAGGTTTAAATACGCAATATTGAGCAATAGACACGATCCGCTACACTCTTATTCATATTCGGAGCTAGATAGTAATCAGATTCTGTTATCAGAGTTTTCTGATATATATAGGCCTAAGGTTGGGGACAAGATAACCGCATCATATGTTTATAAAGATCTTGGAAAGTGTATTATAGAGGATACGGTTGATGTATATAGAATAAAGGCTCAGGCCTCTGAGTCTATTCCTTCTAATATATCTAATTTCTTTTTAGATAATGCGCCAATAGTTAATGATTCAAATGACGTATACGACTTAGGTGGTGTGTCTTTTTATGAAAGTGAAAATAACAAAATATCTCCAGATGAGTTTATAGTTGAGTTAAAATTTGATATATCAAAACTTCCGAGTGAGCCAGGAGAGTACTCTGTAGATTATAAAACAGGTGAGGTTTTTGTCGTTGGTGCTGATGATGAAAAGCTGGGAACTGGGGATAACAATTACATAGCATCATACTCATATAGACACAGCTTCGTAAAGGATTTGGACTATAGCATAGATAATAATGATTTTGTTGTAAATGATAGAAGATATTTGGCTGGAGAGGCGGCAAGTATAGGGTTTAAGTATGACAAGGTATATGCAGAGGGCCAGGATTATAAAGTTTTATCACACGTTGAGTCTATCAACGAACCAGTAGATAATAATATAATTACGTCTTTTAGCATAAAGCCAAAAAATACTCCGATAACTGATGTTTTCAGAATATTTAACCAGACAACTGGAGAGGTTTACTCTCCGCTGTATCATACAGATACAGAGGTTTTCTTCTCTGGTAATAGGTCTCCAGAGGTAGTTAACAATTATTTCGAAAATGCAAACTTTAAGAAGGTTATAAACGAAAACCTATCGGTCGTAGGAGAATTTGTATCCCCAGCGTTTTCATCTGAGATAACATCAAATTCCTCAAACAATAGCATTATGTTTGAGCCGGGAATTCCGTCTGAATTTATAAACAAGAATTCTGAAGATTATTATATCAGAGTTGTTACCGATAGCTCTACACCAGTTGGAGTAGAGGACGTAAGCATTAAATTCTTTGGAGATGAAGATTCGAACGGAATTATAAACTCATTGGGAATTATATCATCTTATACCGCTCCAAGCGTGGGCACGAAGATTATAATAGGGATGAGGTGTTACACAATTAATCTTGATAATAAATCCATATTGAATAATAGCATGGATGCGGTTGGGTCATCACTTAATTCGTCAATTACTTTTGATAAAGAAGATATCTTTGAAGAGGAGAAGTTTTTTAAACCCATCTTATCAACATATGGTTTTGCGGCAACAGAGCATGGTGGAATAGCATCCGTAATACAATCATCATTGAATGAGGATTTATATTCAAACCTAACTAGGCTTAGGAGGTCTGGTGATTATTCAATAGATTATAAAAATGGAGTTGTTTACGTAGCTGTTGAGAGTAATGATACAACAGATTTGGGGAGCGCTTCTTACTCGTGTAATTCACATATTGTAAATAACAAAAATATAATAGGAGTTGGGTCTATTGTGAAAAAGATCTCATCTTCTGACTCTATAGAGTATGCTACAAAAAAATATGAAAATATTACATTTGGTGTCAGTGATATATCAATAAATGATCTGGAAAATACAACATATATGTTTAGTGCTGGAGATGAATATCCAAATTTAATTGGGGAGTATAAACAATCATGTGAGGTTCTTCCGGACTATACAGTTGTTGTTCCTACTGTTATATCATCTATAAATTCGATAAACAAAATAGATGACTTGTTCGGAAGAAGTTTAGATAGCGAGAATAAGAATTTAAGAATTTTGGAGTCAGCTACAAAAGACTTATTATCATTATATGATAATGGCGGAAAAAATATATACGATCCTACGAAAAGCAGCTTCGCTAGCAATGTTATTGACTTAAAAACCCATAAGGATAAAATTATAAAAAAGAGGGGCGGCAAGTTAGTATTTAAAATAAAAGATTCCAACATAGATTCCTTTTATGATGTAACGCTAATGAAAAACAGCTCTATAATTTTTGATGAAAAGTTAAATTTAGAGAAAAACAAAGATGTTTCTGTAATGCAGACATCAGTCCTATCCGACTCAAGGATGTTGGTGTATTTGCATCCAGATTTTTCTATTAAAAATATATACTTGGATAAAAACTTTGTGCTTGATAGCGACTCAAACAGGTTTAAGATAGTTGACTCAAGCATTACAAACTCAACTATAACTATAGAGACCCCCGCCGAAGGAAACATTCTTAAGACTTCGCCAACCCTATCAGATAATGATACTATAGACATAATAACCAAGCCTACAATAAGTATATCTAAAAGCTCAATATCGGTAGAAATGGAGGACCTTGACTACATAAGTCCGGGAGATATAGTTAGGATAAAGTATATAAAAGAATCTGTTCCAGAAATAGGAACACCACTGTCTGTAGACTATAGGGCTGGCAAATTATATTTTGATTATAATAATATTAAAGATGAGTTGTTTATATCATATGAATATGGTGATAACTCTATAGATTGGAGCATAGGTAGTGCGATTGACGAAGGAGAGGATTACTTTGTTACATATAAATATGGAGCCCTAAGGAGCGCACTGAGAAGGAATTTTGGAGCATTGACAAAAATTCCATTCTTTGAATCATTTCCATTGACTATAGATAGAGAGCTTTATAGGAGCGCACTTGAGGGCTCGCTCCAGGCGTTTGCCAGGGGGCCCACGATTCCGGCATTTGAAAAACTTGTAAGCTCATTTACGTCTATTGAGCCAACAATAGATGAAATGGTATTTGGAAACTGGATTTTAGGAAGAGACCATTTGAGTCCAGGCTCTGTAAATTACTCAGGAGACTTGAATTTCTATGACGGAAGATTTGATGATGGGTTGTATATATCTGATGAAAATGCAGTTTACATACCTAGAAACTCCAATATCAATCTGCAAGAAGGCACTTTTGAATCCTGGGTTAGGCCTGACTGGGCTGGAATAAATAATGATGCAACACTTACTTTTAATATTGAAAATTTTGGATATAAGGTCTTTTCCTTTAAAGGTGGAGAAGATCTGTTTAATCAAAAAAATAACTTTAATGTTATATCATCATCTGAGTCTTCCGGATCAGTTGATCACTCAGGAGATTCTGCTAGAATAAATAATTATAAATCATCATTAATTGATGACACTCAAGTGATAATCCCAAGTAGTTTCATATTGACCAAAAAAGAAGAAACCTTGAATGTAACCAGTTTGTTCAGTATGGCAATCGATTGCTCTGTTGAATTATCCGCAAAGAACTGGTCACATTTGAGAAATATTTCGAATCGTGACGAGGCAGATATCCCAGAGTATTCTGAAGAATATATATATGGAAGATTTTTAGAGCTTGGCTCTGATTTTGTATATGGCATAGATAAGGATTACGAGGATGGCGCTTATATCAACGACTTGAGCCCAGCCTTTATTCTTGCTGATGATTGTAATAAATCAATATTTATTCCATTTTATTACAGCACGTTGATTGAATATACAAATGGTGACGCGATACAATATAATATTCTTGAAGAAAGCCTCGATCATGATGACTTTGAGAGCTTTCAAAGGCCTCATCAGACGAGAATGTGCAAGTGTAGCATTACAGATAGCATAGATATTCTTGAATCTTATAATGACATGGTGATAAAGATAGAGTTATCCAGCCCGATATATTTTGATAACTTCCTTCTATATAATAACATAATTACAGATCACCCAAGTGTGTTTAGTGTTATTGATACAAATGATAATATATTTGAAGTTATAGCGTTTGAAGTATCAGGCGGGAATATTATGTATAAGAATATACCCCCTTCGGCTACTTCTGTTTATGTCAAGAGAAAGCTAAATAACGTTTCCTATACATATAATGAAGAATTGAATGAATATGACACGTCTAACATTTTTATAAAAGAATTACCAAGTGAGGCAATTACTTTTTTGTATAAAAATATAGAAATAGTGATGAACCCTGAAGACGACTCTTCATCGGTTAGATTTGGAAACAAGGTTAAAAATGTAGTAGATTGGTCACTCCGGACGGCAATCTCTATAAAGAAGGATATAGAAAAAAATAAATTGGTAGTTGGAATTAATAAAAGTAAGCTTAATTTTTATTATTCAAACTTAATAGACTCAGAAAAATTATTTTCTGAAATAAATATAGAAAATCCAACACAGCTATCAAACTCAGTATCATTAGGCTCTCTGGGCCGAGGCGGAATATCCTCTTTTGATGTAAAAAAATTAGACTATAAGATAACATCAAGATTTGACCAAAACGATATATACATAGGTAGCAATGCTATAAACCCATCTGCGTCTGGACTAGCAAGTGGCTCAGTTAGTTTTTCGCTAAACAGAGAGGATTATCCGAAGTCTCCAGCGGGCGTTCCCTTTAATATAAATAAGGCGAAGGGCGTATTCATAGGTTACGATGATATGTGCGAGTCACCATTTTATGAAGATGGCGTAGAGGGTGGCCAATGGTTTATGAGAACTAATGTAGATGATGTAATAAAGATTCCCAGTCAAGTGGTCGTGTCTCCAAAACTCATTCCCAGTGGCTTTGTTGAAAAAAGAACTTATGACGAAGACTATTATATGTATGTCAATCAGGCGAAGGGTGTATCTTCAATCCCAGAGTACCTATCCGTGTTTAGGGCGGCGGGGTTTAATGCATATCAGAATATATTCGGAGTTCACGTCTTCTCGACGGTGGAATCTTCCGGAGCATCGCCATTAGGCAATTCCTTTGGAGCCGTAGCGTTGAAGGATATTGAGCATGTTTCAAACATATTATCTATGTATTTGGATAACAACCTAGACGGGATTCCTGATAATATAGATATTGTGCAAAAAATGGTAAGTAACTCGTCTTTTATTATTATATTAAAAGATAAAGATGATTTTAAAAAAATAAATAAGAAATTATTAAGCAATTCCGGATATGACTCAATACATGTTGTCTTTTCAGACAGAATATCTAGAGATTATATAGAATCGTATAAAGAAAATGGAATAGTGACAACCGAGGGCTCTGGCTTTGACTATACTCTTGAAGATGTTCTAAAGTTTATATTGAAAGAGGGTTATTTCAAAGTATATCCGGACATATTTGGTTTAAATAATAATTCAGCAACGTCAAAACTGATGAGTGATGCGAAGACCGGAAGAGGAGGGGCTGTGGACCCGTGGTATAGGCCGGTATCTGGAATCTCTGGAAGCGCAAATAGCGAGATGCTCGACTATGTGTATTGGGCCATAACTTCAAAACTAGGTGCTCAAGAGTCCAGGTGTACAAAAATAAGCGGAACAGTAGAGACGGTTGTGGGTACCGATAGGAGAGAGATTGTCGTTAGTCCAGAGGAAACTACGACTACTACGGTGGAAAGCGTTGAAACGTCCGGAAGGCCTACTAAGCTATTTGGTTCGTATGCATGGACGGCATTCGATGGGACGGTTTCCGTAGGGAAGTACAGGGAAGACCAGGCTGCGGTTGTGCAGATATTAAAAGATACCGGGTGCAATTTGTATTGCCATCCATGTGCAGAGGGTGTTAGCCCAAGCATAGAGGCTTTAGGAGATGCACATTATAATGGGGGAAGCGTTAGATTTGGAAGCGCCGTACATCCTCTGGACTATGGAAATTTTACAGCAGAATATGATATTTCTGGTGGGTACGAGTCAGAATCTGCGTGGGATGAATTTATAAAGATTCTCAATGAGACAAAGGGGACAGGGATAAAGATATATGCGGGTTCTGGTGAAAAGCACCACTTTAGTGAGCCCAAGGACAATGGAGATGGGACATATATTATATATCCAGATCGGTGGGGTATGCACAAAAACTCAACACCGTCTGAATCCACAGACAGCATGATTCTCAGGATGAGAGAGCTTGCGAGACTAACCCTGCCGGTTGAAGAGGGTGGGATGGGATTCGATCACCTTATAGGCTTGCTACATGATGATACAAGTAATTCTGTTGGCGACGGCCTCTCCGAGCCGGGTGATTATGCGTTTGGATATATCCCAAGCCAGATATTAAGCATAGTTAACGCCGCAAGAGATATAAATCCCAATTTTGAATTTATCCCGACAATGTATTATCAAAAATTTGGAGCTCTATTCTCCAAGGATGGAATAGAGTTGGGGCAGAAAACAGATGTTGAGGGAATATATGTAGGATTGCGACCTGGAGCATCAGACTATGGCACTCCTCTGGGCCCAGAGGGGGCCTCGGCATACTATAGGTTTGCCAAGCCTGATGACATAGGCTCTTTAACGCTATCGTTTTCATTCCAATCTAATTTTAAGCCACAAGAGTATGAGGATAAGTATAAGGGTGATCCGGATTACACTGAGGCCGAGGCTGCAGAAATTGTAGAAATACTGAAATTGAATGCGGAAAGGGTCTCTACTGATTGTTATATTAATGGAAATTTGGTATTCTCTGAAAATCTCAATAGGGACAATATAGTATCATTTTTCGAATCAGGTGATTTATCTTCATATATTGTAGACGGACTTAATGAGATAGAGTTTAGGCTATGGAACGATAGCGAAGATCCCGCAAGTACAAATGTACCAAAGACTCTATGGTTTTGGGATATAGAGCTTTCTAATGACGGGGAATCGATAACAGAAGAGCTATCCGAACCGTCATTTTTTGTTAATGATAAGAACTTCGCAGAAGGTTATATACCGTCAACAAAAATGATAGCCAGAAGCTCTTCCATTAAGTCAGTTTCTGACCATTTAAGCTCAATTTCACTTGTATACCCAAAGAATCTAACTGGAGATCCACTGGATCATTCTATAGCTCATTACACAAAAGTCCTGAACATGGTTAGAAAAAATATGGGTAATGTTAACTTTATAGAGCAAGAAAGGGCATATGCATGGGGCTCTCCGGTAGACCCGTCTATATTTAGAATGAAGATCAATGAGGCTTCGAAAATTGCAGATGGTATCTTGATATATAACCTCGTAACGGAAACACTAAGGCAGTCAGAGAACGAGGGTGTGTTCAAAGATTCCAACACAGAGGGGCAGTTCCATTATTCAAAGGTCGCTTGGACGCCAATAAATTATGAGCCAAAAAATGGTTATTTTAGAGAGTGGACTACCACTACAAAACTTTCTGGAAAGATAACCTTTGATATATTCTTTCCAACTTTGTATGGAACGAACGGTAAGTATGATTTTTACATTTATGATGAATCTGATTCTTTACTATATACCGGAAATAATGGATCTGCAGACGTTGGAACGAACAAGCAGGCTATAGGCAGTGGGTATGCCTACGCTCAGGTTCAGACTGACGAGTTAGGAATATCAGAGCCGGTTATTATAAATCTTACTACACCAACAAAGCTTAGGTTTTTGTGGAAGGTTAAGGGCACATATGGGGGCTTGTACAATACTCTAAAGTTCAGGGTAGTCCTTGGCGAAATGTCAGAAGAGTATTTTGGGGCGGGCAGAATATATGATGAAGAGTCTCCAACCTACGTATATGATGAAGACGGGACTGTGTTGGATGTATACCCAAGGGAAAATTATAGTTATAACTCAGGAATAGACCTAGAAAATGAAGCGATATACGGATATAGAGATATTATCGATATAATGTCTGATTTATATATAAATACGCTGAAGGACAAGGTTGTCTCCACTGAAATTATCGAGACGGTTGGCGCCGTAGTTAGAGTCGAAGAGTCGGATATTGTAAAGGTCACGCAGATTGGCACCTGGAATCTGTGTACCAAGAAGGATGTTGAGCTGAGGGACCCAGAGGCGTATTCTTTATATTCTAAGAAATATCTTTCGCTACCATCCAAGCTTCCAGATGGAAGCTATGGTGCAAAAAACAAACAGATTAAAATAGAAATAGATGAAACAGAAACGCCATTCGTTCCAAAGCTTATTTCTATAAAAACAGATTCTGGTGAATTTTTTGAGGCAATATATTGTCATCCAAACCCTGGAATCAAAATGCCTGCTATAATATATAACCATAGTGAGATGATCAGCAATGTTGGATATGATGATTCCAAAAAGCTCGGATATGACTTAGATAATTTTGCAAAATCTATTGTAAACTCGGGCCACGCTGCACTAATTCCGATAATAACAAAACTTGCTGGTGAGCGCGGAACAGAGAAGTGGGCTGCGGCAGATGGGATAGTTAAAAATGCATTTATATATCTTCAGACGAAGAGCGATATTGATGAGGGGTCGATAAGTATAGCCGGGCTTTCTGATGGCGCGGTTATTTCAACATATGCGGCATCAAAGTGGTTAAAAAAGGATATTTCTGGATTAATCCTAATATCTCCAACATTTGGGGGCAAAGAAAAAGCTAAGAACAGGGATAAGGTGTGGTCATCAGTAGGGGATCTTGAAGAATACTTTGACAAGATAGGGATCGATTTGAACTACCTATCCAGAGCGTCTAGCCCAAAGTTGCCAATATTGCTAATCACGAGCACGCTTGATGAAGAATATATAATAACCAACTCTTCTGAGATATTCAGAACATATTTTCAAGACAGGCTCTCTGGCGACATGATAGTTCGAGGCCATTATGGCGGCGATCGATCAATCTTTAATTCTCTATATGGCGGCTACTGGGCCTCTATCTTGTCATTTCTTGGTAAGAACTATATAGCGTTGAGGGCTGACAACCCATTAGACACTTATGACTTTAAAACAAAATATGAAAATGTATATGTTTCATACAAGGTGTCTGGAACAATAGAGACTGACGGGGAGTTTTCATCAGTAATTAGGTCTATGAAGGTAGATGATGGTGAAGATTGCTATGAAGATAAAACATGCGAAAGAAAGTTTCGATATAATGGAAGCCTTGATCTGCATAAGGATGGGTGGAATTGTATACATGATAGTCAATCGAGCCTTGTGAATGTACTTGGCATTGGTGCAGAGTCGATGAGCGCCCCATGGAAGGTTGTTGGGCCGATAGGGGCTAAAGCAGATGGCGGAATATACAGAATGAGAATCCAGGCTAGCCAAAATAAGATAATCAAAAGCCTTGATGACGGAAAGTCTGGCGTACTTGTTCGAACTGGAAATCCATGTCTAAACGGAAGTACGGATTTTTCAATATCGCTCAGAGTGGCTGATCTTTCCAAAGATATAGCTTTCGGCTCCACTGGCGCATTTTCTGGAGCTGTATCTGGAAACATGACCGGAGTTGTACCATTGCATTTTTGCAATAATTTATTAAATATAAAATTATCACTATCAGTTTCAAATTCAGGTGAGGGTATAGTTTTGGTTATAGATGGAGAGTCTAATTCAATATTAGATATATCCTCGTTTGATTGGAATAATTCTAAATTTCATGATTATAAAATATTATTAGATCCAGATATAAATATTATAACTATATATGTTGATAATGAAATTATAAGCAGGCTGCCATACTCAGACTTTGAAAAGCCTGAATTCGAAAATATAAACGAAACAGAGCCGTTTATATCAATACATTTATTTGATAGCGCATTGATTGATTATGATTTATTTCATACTGAAAATAGTTCAACGGTTATTGACATAGATCATATATTGTTTGCATCTAAAAGGGATTATGACTCGAAAATAAATGTTGATGATGATATATTTATTAGTGATGACCACAAGGTAGATTTCTCCTTCGGAGAGAACATAGCGTGTAAATTTGCCATAGAAGATATAGATGGATATGACGGATATGACGGATATGATGGATATGCGTACACTTCTGATGTCTTTCCAGTGAAATTGCCCGGTTCTAAATATATAAGGTTGCCTGGGCCACTTGGTGAACTGGGGCCTAGAATACTCTCCGTTCCAATTGACGGTTATGCAGATGGGTATTTTGAAAACTTCACCATTAGGCCTGTTTTGAATGAGATACTTATGTCTTCAGACAAGTTGAGATATATTATTGATATGGGTGACTCTGATTTTAAAAACAGAATCTCTATATTCAAAGATGGCAAGGGATTTTTAAATTTCAGAATACATGAAGATTCAAGCAGTAACATATATGAGTTATATAATATAGCGACAAACATAAAGAGCTTTAAACCAAAAGAGGTGCACCATATAGCCGCAAGTTGGAAACTTAATTCTTTAGATGAAAAAGATTCAATGCATCTGTTTATTGACGGTCTAGAGGTTCCGAACATATTTAAATTTGGAGGCCGTGCTCCGGTTTTGATAAACAATAGGTTTTCTGACATAGGCAGGGAGGTTTTGCATAATTTTGAAATAAGTAAAGTTTCATTTTATAGAAATTTTGATGATGGAACTATTTCTGCAAACTCTAGCTTCTTCTATTCCGATGGTGCGAAATTTACAGAGTCCATGCTCGGAAGGTCTATTATTATAAAGTCTGCGTCTATAGCGACAGACATGGTTGGCAAATCCTATATAATAGGCGGTGTTCATGGCAACTATGTATCGTTTTTAGATTCAGACTCAATGAAGGTTGTTACTTTTAACTCCTCTGATTCAAAAATATCATTTTGTTTTGCGCCATCATCTGGTGTCGAGACAAGAATTATGACGGATATAAAGAATTCTAAATTTGCAGTATTCAGAAAGGATTCGATGCAGAAAAGTCATGAAATGGGAGGTGTTTTATACTCCACCATCAATGGTTTCGTAGATGTTCTAAAGGGCGACAACCTGATAAACCCGGAGTATAGGGCTAATATAGATACGGGCGTTATAGACTTCGTAGGTTTAGACCAGGATACGTGTACTTACGTAGAAACTGTAGAGTACTCCAATTTGGAGGTTTACATAGAGACCTTTGGTTTGTCTTCCAGAAGGTGTAATAAGGTTATAAGCCTAACGAGTAATACGCTGGAGACAAATAATGGCTATGATATTCCAAGTTCAAAAATAAGCATACTAAAGACAAGGGAGGCTGAGCCATCTAACCTGTCATCTGTCATTATA